ACCGACGAGAACGCGGTGGTGCTGCTGGAGCAGCGGCTGGACTTCTCTCCCTGGGTCCCGCGCGGCTGGGGAACCGGCGACTGTGTCATTATCCAGGGCCACCGCCTGGATGTGATCGACTACAAATACGGCCAGGGCGTGGCTGTGTCTGCGAAGGACAATCCCCAGATGCGGCTTTATGGCCTGGGCGCTTTGAACGACTTCGGTTGTATCTATGACATTCACGAAGTCGCGGTACATATCTACCAGCCCCGCATGAATAACGTGTCCGTTGAGGCGCTGCTGGTTTCCGACCTGCTGGCCTGGGGTGAGGAAGTAAAACCCATAGCACAAGAGGCCGCGGAAGGCAAGGGCGAGTTCTGCGCCGGTGATCATTGCCGGTTCTGTCTGCACGCGGGCTCCTGTCCTACGCTTTCCGCCTCCTGCATGAAGGTGGCAAACGCCCACGGCGGGAAGGCTGCAGTTCCTTCTCTGGCTCCGTGGATGGTGGCCGATATTCTGAAAGCCGAGCCCATGATTTCCGGCTGGCTGAATGCCGTTAAGGAGCGGGCCCTGGCTCAGCTGCTGAATGGCGAGGAAATCCCCGGATATAAAGTCGTAGAAGGCCGCGGCTCCCGGGATTGGTCCAGCACGCGCGACCTGGACACCGCCCTGGCTGCGGCTGGCTATTTCCCTGACCAGTATACCGAGGTGAAGTTCCTTTCTCCTGCAAAGCTGGAGAAGGCCTTGGGCAAGAAGAAGGTTTCCGAGCTGGTCGGCTCTCTGATCGTATCAACTCCGGGATCGCCCACCGTGGCTCCGGAATCTGATAAGCGTAAACCCTTTGACCGTCTGGCTGCGGCCAGAAAAGATTTTGAATGATTTTTAGGAGGTTTCTATTATGTCCACCAAAGTTGTAACCGGTAAGGTTCGCCTGTCTTATTGCCAGCTGTTTGAGGCAAAGTCCACCGACGGCGGCGCCCCCAAGTATTCCGTTCAGCTGCTGATCCCCAAGAGCGACACCGCCACCCTGGGTAAAATCAAAGCCGCTATGAACGAGGCCGCTGAAAACTTCCGCAAGAAGAACGGCGCGGCTTCCCTGCCTGCAAATCCCATCAACCCCCTGCATGACGGCGATGGTGTCAAGCCTTCCAGCGGTGATCCTTACGGCCCCGAGTACAAGGGCTGTTATGTGATGTCCGTTTCCTGTGGCGAGGCCCAGCCTCCTGTCGTCGTGGACAACTTCGGTAATCCCATCACCGATTCTCGCGAGGTTTATTCCGGCTGCTATGGCCGCGCGTCCATCAATTTCTACGGCTACAATAACCGGAAGAAGGGCATCGGTGCTGGCCTGCTGGCAATCCAGAAGCTCCATGACGGTGATCCCCTGGGCGGCGAGCGTGGTTCCGCTGATGACTTCAATGACGGATACTCTGACCCGGGTATGAACGATGATTTCCTCCGTTAAGCGGCGGTTATTCGTCGACATAGAAACGTTCAGTTCGGTAGAAATCAAGAAGGCGGGGGCCTTCCGTTATACGGAGGCCCCGGACTTTGAGATTCTGCTGGTCGCGTATGCCTGGGACAACGGCCCGGTTCGGGTGCTCCAGGACTTTTTCCTGGGTAATCCCGAGGCGGAGGCAATCGAGCAGGCCCTGTTCGACCCTTCCGTCGTGAAGGTGGCACATAACTCCGCTTTTGAGCGAGCTGCCTTCTTCCGGCATTTCGGGCGGTACCTTCCCCCGGAGGAATGGGAGGACACTCTGGTCCTGGCTGCATATAACGGCCTGCCTCTTTCCCTGGAAGGCTGCGGTTCCGCGCTGGGTCTGGAGGCCCAGAAAATCCGGGAGGGCACGCTGCTCATCAATTACTTCTGTAAGCCCTGCAAGCCCACCAAGGCCAACGGCGGCCGGACTCGAAACCTGCCGGAACACGCCCCTGATAAATGGGAGCGGTTCAAAGCCTACGCAGGCCGGGACGTTGAGGTCTGCCAGGCCATTTGGCAGCGGCTTGCGAAGTTCCGCGTGACCGACTTCGAGCGCCGCATCTGGGCGCTGGATGCCCGCGTCAATGAGCACGGTGTCATGGTCGACCTGGAACTGGCCGCTGCTGCGGTGGAAGTGGACAAGGCTTACAAGGCGGAGTGCATGGAGGAAATGCGGCGGTTGACCGGGCTGGAAAACCCCGGTTCTGTGATGCAGTTGAAGGGCTGGCTGGAAACGCGCGGCCTGTTCCCGGATTCTCTGGACAAGGAAGCGGTGGAAGGTCTACTGGCTGAGGCCAAGGACCCGACCACCATCCGGGTGCTGCAGCTCCGGCGGCTGCTGGGTAAGACCTCCACTAAAAAATATGAGGCCATGCTGGCCGCTGCCGGTTCCGGTGACCGGGTCCGCGGCCTGACGCAGTATTATGGTGCGAGCCGGACTGGCCGCTGGGCCGGTCGCATCGTCCAGCTGCAGAACCTCCCCCAGAATCACCTGGCGGCCATCGGTTCCGTTCGTGAGCTGCTCCGGCAGAAGGATCTGGAAACGCTGGAGCTGATATATGGCGATGTGTCCGATGTCCTCTCGCAGCTGATCCGGACGGCCCTGATCGCCAAGCCCGGCCACACTTTTCTGGTTGCGGACTTCTCTGCTATCGAGGCCCGGGTCACCGCCTTCCTGGCCGGTGAGCAGTGGCGGCTGGATGTCTTTGCCGCCGGTGGTGATATCTATTGCAGTTCCGCTTCCCAGATGTTTCACGTCCCTGTGGAAAAGCACGGCGTGAATAAGCACCTCCGGCAGAAGGGCAAGGTCGCCGAGCTGGCTTGCGGCTATGGCGGCGGCGTAAATGCTTTGAAGGCTTTCGGTGCCGACAAGATGGGCTTGTCTGAAACGGAAATGCAGGAAATCGTCGATAACTGGCGCGCTGCTTCCCCTTCCATCCCGCGGTTCTGGCGGGAGGCCGAGAAGGCCGCCCGGGCCGCCCTGGAAAACCCCGGCAAGACTGCACAGATGCGGTGCGGTGTCAAGTACCGCAAGGACGGCGACGCGCTGCGGTGCGAGCTCCCTTCCGGGCGGCGGCTTTCCTATTGGGGAGCGCGGCTGGAGGACGGTTCCATCGTGTATATGGGCCAGGGCGGAACCTCCGGAGGCGGCTGGGTTAAAAAGGAAACCTGGGGCGGTAAGCTGGTTGAGAATATCGTGCAGGCCTATGCGCGAGATTGTCTGGCCGTGGCGATGGATCGCCTGGCCGCAGCCGGTTTCCAGATATGCTTCCATGTCCACGATGAAGTGGTAGCGGAAGCACCGGAAGGCTCCCGGTGGGAAGATATGGCGGCCATTATGGGCCAGCCGATTGACTGGGCTCCGGGGCTTCTGCTCCGGGCTGATGGGTACGATACCCCATTCTATATGAAAGATTAGTGTAGGAGGGCGATTATGGTTATTCAAAACGACAAGGCTCTGGATGTCGCGGTCGGTATTTCCCGGAAGACGAAAACCTGGAAAAACAAGACCATGCGTTGGTCCGAGCTCCTGGCCCGGATGGAGGGCGTGACCAGAACGCCTGAAACCGTCGCCGAATATAAAGCCATGGGCCGCGAGCGGCAGTCGGAAATAAAGGACGTCGGTGGCTTCGTTGGTGGCTATTGCAACAACGGCCGCCGGTCCGATATCCGCCACCGCTCCATCCTCTGCCTGGACGCGGACTTCGCCTCCGGTTCCCTGTGGGAGGATTACCTCTGGATTCTGGGCCACGCTGCGGCGGTCTATTCCACCCACAAGCATACCCCCGCAAAGCCTCGGCTCCGGTTGGTCATTCCTCTTTCCCGGAATGTCACCCCGGAGGAATATCAGGCCATCGGTCGCCGGATTGCGGCTGATCTGGGCATTGACCAGTTCGATGATACCTCTTACCAGCCGCAGCGGATGATGTACTGGCCGAGCGCGTCCATCGACGGCGAGTATGTTTTCCATTACCACGACGGCCCCTTCCTGGAGCCTGACGAGGTCCTGGCTACATATCACGATTGGCGCGATGTGTCAAGCTGGCCCATGTCCAGCCGCGTTTCCGAGGTCATCAAAAAGTCCGCAGCTAAGCAGCAGGACCCCCTGGAAAAGCCCGGTTTAATCGGTGCGTTCTGCCGGGCGTATTTTCCCATTGAAGCTGCCATCGAGGCCTTCATTCCGGCCTATGTTCCCGGCAGCCCTGGGCGCTATACATACACGGAGGGCACCACCGCCGACGGCGTTGTCCTTTACGATGACCGGTTCTCTTATTCCCACCACGCCACGGACCCGGCATCCATGCAGCTCTGTAATGCGTGGGACCTGGTTCGGTTGCATCTGTTTGCGGTGCTGGATGAGGATTGTGATCCGGGAGCGCCTATCAATTCCCGGCCTTCTTACAAGGCCATGTCCGACCTGGCTGCGGCAGATGATCTTGTGAAGGTTCAGCTGGTCGAGGATCGCCTGGCCGATGCCCAGGAGGATTTTGCGGCCGACATTCCTGTCGGTGCCAACGAGGACGACTGGAAGCGAAAGCTCCGGTTTACGGAAAAGGGCGGCATCGCTTCCTGCATCGAGAACGTCGTGGTGATCCTGAACGGCGACCCGGCCCTGGTCGGCTGCGTCGGCTATAACGAAATGACGCATAATGTCGTGGCCCTTCGTTCCCTTCCGTGGCGCTCCGTCACCGGCGAGAGCCAATGGTCCGACGCGGACGATGCTGATCTCCGGTATTACCTGGAGCGGGTGTATGGTCTTTCCGGAAAAGACAAAATCTTCGATGGTTTGAACGTCGTCGCTATGTCGCGGAAGTTCCACCCGGTTCGGGATTATCTGGACGGCTGCGGCTGGGATGGAACGCCCCGCCTGGAGACGCTGCTGGTTGATTATTTAGGTGCCGAGGATTCCTCGTATACTCGCGCAGTCACCCGGAAAGCCTTCGTTGCTGCGGTGGCGCGTATCTATCGCCCCGGTTGCAAATTCGACTATATGCTGACGCTGAGGGGCCGTCAGGGCCTGGGTAAGTCGGCGCTCATCGCCAAGCTGGGCGGCGAGTGGTTCTCCGATTCCTTCACCACTATGCAAGGCAAGGACGCATATGAGCAGGTGCAGGGCGTGTGGCTGATGGAAATCGGCGAATTGGCCGGTATGCGGAAGGCCGAAGCGGAAACCATCAAGCTGTATATTTCGAAGCAGGTTGACCGGTTCCGTCCTGCCTACGGTCGCCGCCTGCAGGAATTCCCGCGGCAGTGCATCTTTATCGGCACCACCAACGAGTCGCAGTTCCTCCGGGACACCACCGGTAATCGGCGCTTTTGGGTAGTCGATACCCCGAACGCGCCCCGGCTGGATATGTGGAAGGACTTGACTCCGGATGTGGTTCGGCTGATCTGGGCGGAGGCCGTGGATTTCTATCGGAAAGGCGAGGCGCTGTTCCTGCCTCCGGAACTCGAAGCTGCAGCGCGTGAGGTCCAGGAAACCTATGAGGAAGAGAACCCGAAGGTCGGCATGGTCGCCGCTTACCTGGAGCGGCTGCTGCCGCCCGACTGGGAGGACCGGGACCTGTATTCCCGCCGGACCTGGCTTGAGGGCTCTGATCCTGGCAGCGTCCCGCGTGACCGGGTCTGCACCATGGAGGTCTGGGCTGAAGCTCTGGGCCAAAGCCCAGACCGGGTCGACCGGTATGCAATCAAAGAAGTTCGGGATATCATGTCCCAGCTTTCCCAATGGCGGCACCAGGGCAATGCGAAAATCTCCACCCGCCTCTATGGCCGCCAGCGGTATTACTTGAAGGAGGTCTGATTGTGGGTCGTATCACAAAAGACGAAATTGTCAAGCGCGACGCGCGGGTCTGTGTATGCGGGAAGCATCCGACCTGGGTGAAGCTCCGCGGCGGTGGCATTGTCCTGGCCTGCCCGGATTACACCTGCAGGCTTTGGCCGTCTGTGAAGGGCGCGGATTTAGACGACGCGATTCAAAATTGGAATGAAAGGGTGGCGAATTATGACACCGTTAGAAAAAGACATTGAGCGGTCCCTGGGTCGTATGGTCGGCCGCCACGGCGGCCTCTGTTTGAAGTGGGTCTGTCCTGGCTGGGCCGGTGTGCCCGACCGCATCATCCTGCTGCCCGGTGGCGTGGTTATGTTCGCCGAGCTGAAGCGGCCCAAGGGCGGCGTTATCAGCAAGCAGCAGAAATGGTGGGCTGATAAGCTGACCCGGCTGGGGTTCCGGCATCTGTTCATTTTCAGCCATGAGGATGTGACGGGGCTTGAGCGGTCTATGCTCGCGCCCCGCTCGGGTTACGCCGGGAAGTGCTTTTGTCGGGAGGTGCCCGATGCAGAATGATACCATTTCCCGCTCTGCCCTGGTTGCCGAGCTGGAGGCTTTCAAAATGTCCATGGGTGACATCGTGCTTCGGTTTATCGTGGACCGGGTCATCGAGCGCGTGAATGCTCAGCCGGTCGTGGAGTCGCTGGCTGCCACTCCCGAAGAGCAGCAGCCAGTGGAGGCATCGAACCGGGAGAATGTGCAGTGCGCGGGTTGCAAATATCACGACTTGACCTTCCTCCAGGAGCCCTGTAAAAGCTGCGGATTTTTCGGGGACCGCTGCTGCTGGGAGCCGATGGAGCCATGAAGAATTTTAATCCTTACCCGCACCAGCGGGCCGGGGTGGACTGGATTATCCAGCACCCCGCCTGCGCGCTGATCTGGGGCATGGGTACTGGTAAGACGGTCACCACCCTCACCGCCCTGGACCGGCTGCTGTACGACTTTCTTGAGGATGGTCCGGTGCTGGTCATCGCTCCAAAGCGCGTTGCTCTGGATACCTGGACGACGGAGGCGGGCGGCTGGTCGCATCTGTCCCACCTCCGGGTGTCCACGGTCATCGGTACTCCGAAGCAGCGCCTGGCCGCTCTGGCTGCGCCTGCTGACCTCTACGTTATAAACCGCGAGAATGTGGTTTGGTTGACCGATTTCTTTAAGGGCCGGTGGCCCTTCCCCATCGTGGTGGTGGATGAGCTGTCCAGCTTCAAATCCGCCGCGGCGAAACGGTGGAAGGCCCTTCGGCGGGTCCGGGGCCGCATCCGTCGGTTCATTGGCTTGACCGGAACTCCCCGCCCTAACGGGCTGGAGGATCTCTGGCCGGAGCTGTACCTTCTGGACCTGGGTGAGCGCCTGGGTAAGACTCTGGGCGGCTTCCGGGCCCGGTACCTGGTCCCGGAAAAGACGAACGGTCCGATTGTCTACTCTTACCGGCCCCGCGAAGGGGCCGAAGAGGAAGTCTATGGCCGCATTTCGGATATTTGCATGAGCATCAAAAAGGAGGACGTTCTGTCGCTCCCTGGGCAGATATATTCCGATGTGGTTGTGCGTCCTCCCGCTGATCTACTCAAAAAGTACAAGGCTTTCGAGCGGGATAAGGTCCTGGAATGCCTGGACGCTGCCGGTGATGTCATCGCCGGTTCCGCGGCTGCGCTGACGAATAAGCTTCTGCAGTTCGCAAACGGGGCCATTTACGACATGGACGGCGGGGTCCATGAAATCCACGACCTGAAACTGGATGCTCTGGAGGAACTGGTCGAACAGGCCGGTGGCGACCCGGTGCTGATCCTCTACGCCTATAAGCACGACGAGGCGCGTATCGCTTCCCGGATTAAGTGCCGGAAGCTGGATACCCCGGAGGATATTCGGGATTGGAACGCGGGCCGCATTCCGGTGGCCATCGCCCACCCGGCCTCCATCGGCCATGGGTTAAACCTGCAATATGGCGGGCATATCCTCATTTGGTTTGGGCTGAACTGGTCGCTGGAACTTTACCAGCAGGCGAATGAGCGCCTGAACCGCCCCGGGCAGACGGAGGTCTGTCGCATATTTCATATCGTTCTAAAGGGCACCCACGACGAGCGGGTGCTGGGGGCTTTGGCCCGCAAGGAAAAAGGCCAGGCGGCTGCCATCGAGGCGCTCCGGCTGGAAGTATTGAAGGAGGTAAACGCATGATGAGATTTTGGTTTTTTCTGTTTTCATTCCTGCAGGGGCTCATCGAGTTCTTCGGTTGGTGGATCGCTTTCGGGGTGATCTGGTACAACTTCGAGCCTGATCTGGGCACGAAGGCGGTCCTGGTCACCGGCATTGCCGCTTTGGTGTGCTTCGTCGGCACCAGGATTCTGTTAAACCGGATTTATTGAGGAGGGCCCTTTTATGAAATGGGTGGAACTCGACAAGACCCACATCAACACTGATCACGTCCAGGGCTTTTATTGGCGGCGTGGCGTGCTCGTTTTAACCTTCGTCGGCAGGGCCCCGGAGCGCTGGGATGACCCCAAGCGGGAGCTCTATCTTAAGATGTGCCGGTCGCAGGGCGTGCGGCCGTGTGAGGAGGAGTGATTATGGTTAATTTTATTCGGGACCAAATCCCCGAGGCAGAGCTGTTTTGCCAGCTGGCTGAGGAAGCCTCGGAGCTGGCCCAGGCCGCGCTGAAAATGCACCGCGTCCTGGATGGCCGGAACCCCACCCCGGTCCGTCTGTCCGAGGCTTGGGCCAATCTTGAAGAGGAGGTTGCGGATGTGCTGCTCTGCCTCCGGGTGCTGGATATCAAAACCGAAAACCATGAGTATTGGGTAGGCATGGACGAAAAGCTGAAGCGCTGGGTCGGTCGCCTGCGGAAGCGGGAGGCGGGTGGTTCCGATGGCTAATCGCACATTAAAGCCCTGTCCCTTTTGCGGCGGTCCGGCTGAGCTGTGCACGATTGAAACGGGGAAATACAAGGCGGTTTATATGCCCCGGTGCCAGGACCCGTTCTGTTGCGCGAGGGTGACCCGAAAGTGGACGGAAGAGGACACCGCCATTTATGCCTGGAACCAAAGGAGGAGCGCTCATGGCAAAAAAGCCTAACCCCTTGCTTGCCGCTTTTGAAGCGAAGAAGGAGGCGGAGTTCTCCCAGCGGCTTGCCAAAAATACCGAAATCAACATGATCGCCATGCTGATCGCCGGTAACGACCTGGGCTTCTTAGGTCCCGCCCGCGCGGGCCTGCTGCTGGAGTCGCAGGTCGAAGTGAAGATGGAAATTGCGGAGGCCCTTCTGGCTGATGCAAAAGACGACCCGAGTCTGACCTTTACAAAAGCGGACCTTGCCCGCCGTTTAATTCAGATCCTCGGGCCGTCGGAATGGGCCCGGTGTCAGAAGCTGTTTCCCCTGCTCCGGGATTACTGGATAGAAGGAGACGATGCCGATGGAAAAGTCTGAATTGAAAAATTACCGGGCTTTGGTTGCTGAAGTGCAGCAGCTGAAGGAGCAGCTGGTATCGCTGGAAAGCTCCCTTTACTCCCCGAAGGGCCAGCGGTTCACTTCCACGCCCCGGGTGCCCTCCGGCGAGCGCTCCACCATGGACGGCGCTGTGGAGCGGCACATTCAGTTGGTGGCAAAATACCGGGAAAACCTGGCCGATAAGGAGGCCCAGCAGCTTGCCATCGAGCAGGCAATCCAGGGCCTGGCTGATCCGGGCGAGCGGCTGGTCATGCGCGAGCGGTATATCTCCGGGAAGGGCTGGCCCGCAATCATCAGCAAGCTGCAGAAGCTGGGTATCAGCGAGCGGTCTGTGTATCGCCTGCACGGTCTGGCTCTGCTGAAATTGAAGGAGGTTTGACAATGTTCCGAAAATATGTTAAGGGCGGATTTCGCGTTCCCGAAGGCGGATTCGCGCCGAAGTTCAACACACCCCCAGCGGCGGTCCTGCGCCCCTGCCTGGCTGATGGTAAGCCCGCCACTTTCCACCGCTCTGCTGCATATCAATGTTTTCACTCGCATTGAAGAGCTGGAGATTATCCATCGCCGGTTCAAGCAGACGGGTGTGGTTCCTAACTGCTGCAGCGCGGATGTGGTGCGCGCCGTCTTTGCTCTGGTCGAATATCCGGACGGCTCCGTCGGCGAAGTGAAGCCGGAGCTCATTCAGTTCCTGGACCGGGAGGGCTGATTATGGCGAATAAAAAGCCCTCCCTGGATTTGACAAAGTTCAGGCGCATCTTGAAGCGTTTCGCGGAGCGGCTGCGGGAAGCTAGGGAACCGAAGGCCGCCGAAGCTGTGGAGTCTGTTCTGAAATATGTAAATGGTCACGATGGGTGCCTGGATTAGTGTGAAGGACCGCCTGCCCGAGGACGATGCCTGGGTCCGGTGCAAAACCAAGGAGGGCAGGACCTTCTATGGTTTTTACTGCGGGCGGGTACATCCGACCTGCTGGTTCGCTCCTGATCGTAAGCACATCGGGAATCTGCGGGTGGTCTATGGCATTACCCATTGGCGGCCTAAATAGAAAAAAGCCCGGAGGCATTGAACCTCCGGGCTTTTACTGTTGCATAATTGGTTGGACGAGTTCACCTTTGCCGTTCGGCGCGGGTGAATAAGTACGAATGCCTATGACCTCCACCCGCGTACATTTTGCGAGTTTTGTTTTGGATGGTCAAGTGGATAACTGAATAAATCCAGATGCCGTGTCTTTTTACCACCTGGGGATATACCGGCACACGGGCCATTCCTGGGCCTCACGCGGGCAATGCCCAAAAAGCGGCCAGAATTAGGCCCCTCAGCGGCCCATCAGGCGGTTCACTTTGGCCTGGATGGTTGCATAATCGTAACCAGCCGCCTCCAGGCGCTGCTTCCGCTCTGCTCCGTTGCCCCACTGGCCCCAGACCACTTCCTGGGCGATTCGGTCATCGGACTTCTTCGCCGGGGTGGGTGCGGTTCCAGATTCCACCTTGCCGCTGAGGGTCGTGACGATGCCGGAAAAGCCCGCATTTTTGAGCCGGGCCAGGAGCTTCTCTGCTTCCGCTTTCTCAGCGAAGGCACCAGCCTGGACCCGCCAGAGGGTGCTGTCTACGCAGGCCAGGTATGCGTCAAAGCCCGCCGCTTCGATGGCCTGCCGCTTCTTCTCTGCCCAGGACTTCTTATTGAAAGCCCCGAGCTGGACCCGGTAGACGGTGCCGCTGATCATGGGCGTTTCCTGCTTCGGCTTTTCCGGTTCTGCAGGCTTTGCAGAGGATCCCAGGCGGGCGTTTACCTGGTCGGCGATATACTGGAACTTTCCGCTCAGGTAGGGTCCCGGGCAGAGGGTATTCGTGAACCACTTGTGCATGGTCAGGTTGCCGCTCTTGTCGCCGGTATAGTTCAGGCGGGCGATGCCGTTGCGCTGGCAAATGTCAACGCAGAGGGCGATGGTCGCCTGCAGGGCTTTGTCGCTGACCGGCCAGTTGGGAGCGCCGCCGTTGTTCGCCACTTCGATGGTAACGGCGCGGTTGTCGTTGTCCCGGTTGGAGCTTGTCCAGGCGCGACGGTTCTCCGGGACATAGAGGCCGATTCTGCCGTCGGTGCCGATTCCGTAATTGGAGGAGGCCTGGCGGCCGGTATTCTGGAAAACCTGAGCGCAGCTTTCCACGCTCAGGTTTCCGGCCATGTGGTGAATGGTGATTGTGTCGATCTTCGCGCCGCGGGCGCTGCTGTTCGGGGATATGAGGGTATAGTCAACCAGCGGGCTGTTGCTCACTTGCCCTCACCGCCCTGTTCGGCTCCGGCTCCGGCTGCGTCGGCCAGGCCTTCCGCGATGATGTAGCCCAGGACGGCTGCGCCCTGGAGGATCAAGCCGGAGACGGTTTCGGCGGTTTCCGCGTTGCCGTCAAAGGCGACAATCAGACCGGAAACGAAACCGGCGACCGCGACCCAGAGCTTCCGGCTGGTCAGCTTGCGGATGATGTCTTTCTTGCTCATGTTGATTCCTCCTTAAAATTTGATTGTGAAAAAGCACCGCCCGTGTGGACGGTGCTTTTTGCTCATTTTTTATTTATGGCCACCAAAGCCATACAGAAAGCCCCGGCGGCCATGGAAAGTGGAATGATCCAGATTAGATACCAGGCTTTTATCATGCGATTTCCTCGTTGACGGTGACGATCAAATCAGCACCGACCGGGCCGTTCGGGCAGTAGATGCCAACTCTCACCCAGACAATGCTGGAAGCGTCCGGGACAGTAAATCTATACCGTTGACGATATACTTCTTCCGTGACGACTGAATTGGCAGTCGTACAGACGCCGCTGACGGTACCGGCTCCCATGAAACGACCGACGGATTCCTTGCTGGAGTCATAATAGTGGATGCAGTTCGTGGCGTTAGCGATGGGCCAGTTGATAATCTTTCCAATACTGGCGACTCGGATCACGTCACCAGGTTTCACAGGAATGAAGCCTGTGACAATTCCGTTTGTACCGGTTTTTTCGGTGCCGTCGGAGGAAAGACGATAGTTTTCCTTATATCCGGACCCATTGTAGACGCCGCCGTTTTCGTCGATGGATCGCGGCACTTCGTTTATATATCCGGCTTTCCAGAGAAGCAGGCCGTCACTCTTTCGGGTGATGGCCTTCACTCTGCCCTCGGGGATGTCGAGGCGCTTGTATTTGGCGAAGTCGATCATACCAGCGGCACCACCTTGTCAATGGTCGAGCCGTCGGCCAGGGTGAATGTCCAGGTTTCCTTTGTCAAGGCGGCGATGACCTGGGCGGTCGTTGCGCCAGCTGCACCAGAGGGACCCTGAGGGCCTGTTGCTCCGGTGTCGCCCTTTTCGCCCTGGGGACCCTGGGGTCCTGTTGCTCCGGTGTCACCCTTTTCGCCCTGAGGACCCTGGGGTCCTGTTGCTCCGGTGTCACCCTTTTCGCCCTGAGGACCCTGGGGACCCTGGGGGCCAGTGCTGCCCTTGGGTCCCTGAGAGCCGGTTTCACCCTTTGCGGCCAGAATGTCCCAGCAGCTGTCGTCCGTGCCGGGTTCAATCCCGGAGGGGATATTGGTGCCGCCGATGCAGACATACGCATAACCGTTATGATGGACGGCGTCGCCGTTCGAATACGAAGCGTCTGTATCCCACACGCCGCGCCACGTCAATCCCTGAGGACCGGTGTCGCCCTTTTCGCCCTGGGGTCCCTGCGGACCAGTTGCGCCGGTGTTACCCTGAGGACCGGTGTCGCCCTTTTCGCCCTGGGGACCCTGGGGTCCTGTTGCTCCGGTGTCACCCTTTTCGCCCTGAGGACCCTGGGGTCCTTCGGGACCTTCCGGACCGGTGTCGCCCTTGGGGCCCTGGGGTCCTGTTGCTCCGGTTTCACCCTTGGGGCCTTCTTCGCCCTGCGGACCCTGGGAGCCGGTGTCACCCTTCTCTCCCTTTTCGCCCTGAGGACCCTGAGGGCCTTCGGGGCCTGTCGCACCGGTTTCTCCCTTTTCACCCTGGGGGCCCTGAGGGCCTTCGGGGCCGGTGTCGCCTTTGGGACCCTTTTCGCCCTGGGGGCCCTGAGGACCGGTGTCGCCCTTCAGAGTCGCTCTTTGTTCCTCGGTTAAGTCCTCAAAGGTCATTGTTCCGTCTGCGCCTTTGGGGCCCTGGGGACCAGTCGGACCGGTGTCGCCCTTTTCGCCCTGGGGACCGGCGGGACCCTGAGGGCCTGTTGCACCCGTGGCTCCGGTGTCACCCTTCTCTCCCTTTTCGCCCTGGGGGCCCTGAGGACCTTCGGGGCCTGTTGCTCCGGTTTCGCCTTTCGGGCCCTGAGGGCCTGTTGCTCCGGTGTCACCCTTTTCTCCCTGGGGGCCAGTGGCACCGGTTTTGCCCTGAGGACCGGTTTCGCCCGTTTCACCTTTTTCGCCCTGCGGGCCCTGGGGACCGGCGGGGCCCTGGATGTAACCGACGTTTTCCCAATCGTTTGTAGTCGCGGACCATACATACAGATAACCGCCTACAAGGTAGGAGTCGCCGATTTTTCCGGAAGGATGCGCCGCTCTAAGCGCTTCCTCGGAATCGTAAGAACCGAGGATGTTGACGCCTGTTCCGTCCTCGCCTTTGGGGCCCTGAGGACCGGCGGGGCCCTGGGGGCCGACCTTCACGTTATTCATGATATAATCCAGCCGGTCATAAAGATCCGCGTAACTCAGCACTTCGGTTTCTTCATAGACGTAATCGTCAGGGCGGCTGCGGGCGAGGACTTGGAAGTTGTACTGGGTCCGGGTTTCTGCGCCGTCCTCATGGCGCTGGAAAAGATAAGCCCGGATGGGTTTAGCGGTCTGCAGGAGGATGTTCGGTACGTTGACCACGCGGGACCCATCCTCCGCGGTACGGATCGCTACGACGAGCGCGCAGTCGTCGGTGCCGTTGCAGAAGTGAACCTCTCCGCAGTTTACGTCCTGCACCAAGAGTTTCTGCCCGGAGTCCCACTGCCAGAAGTAGGCTCTGGACCCTAAAACCTGTAAACTCATTCTGTTCCTCCTTTGCTTCCGGGTTTGTGGTATTCCTTCAAATCACGGATGTCGTGGATGCATTCCTGCATCTGGCCTTCCAACTTGAAGGTTCTTTCGATAACGCCATTGTGCTTGTGGACTTCCTCCCGGAGCGCGTCCAGCTTCGTGTCGGTGACCGCCTGGTGAAGCTCCAGCTTGTGGGTGACTTCGTTGGTCGTTTTCCGGTTGTTGGCGTTGCAGGTAATTACTACACCAATCAGGGACAGCCCTCCGGTAATGAGGGCAGTTAAAAGTGCCTCGGTCATAGAATCCTCCTTATGCTGTTCTGCGCCACATCGAGACGTTGGTTGCGGGCATATAATCGTCGGCCATTAGGGTGGTCGGGACGGAGGTAATTTGGCCGATGGTCATGTTTGCCGGGACCGCCCACAGGAGCGTATTCTCCAAGCGCACCCAGGTGGTGCCTGTAAAGATGGTGTTCGGGTCGGTGTGGTTGTACATGGTCAGAATAAAACCGACCGGGTACATGAAATCCACGAGGCCTTTAGGCTTGGCCGGGGTGGCTCGATAGTACGGATTCGGGACGGAGCTGACCAGGGTGCCGGGGAAGGTTACGTCCACCCGGGATTCCATGGTTCTGGAAGTATACCAATCTTGGATGGTGATGGTATCGTATGCGCTGCCCTTCTGAACATAAAGGTCCCAAGTCAGCGAGCCGGTAGGCACCAGGAAAGCTCCGTAATTGGCACCCTCGTATCGGATGGACTGCAGCGTGGATGTGGTCGCAGTGGCGTTGCGGAACTGGACATAGACCGTCATGGTCATTTCTTCCTGCCTGCGGGAAAGCACGAAGGTGATGGGCGTGTCCGCGTTTGCGTCGATGATGGCAATTCGAGCCATCAAGACATAGCCTGCGGAGCCCGCTGTGCCCGGGCTGGAAAAGCTGTACCGGTTGCCGTGGAGAGCAAAGGAACCCTCCACTTCCATATCCAGCGCGACTTCCATGGTGTTGTCTTTTCCTGCGACTTTACCAAAGGCGATACCGGTGCCACTGGCTTTCCAGTCCATCAGAGTAAATGCGGTGGAGCCGCTGGTGGCTCTGGTGGCGGTGCCGTGTCGGTCGGTGGCGGTGACCTCGATATCGTAAGAAAAATCGGGGTCTGCTGCGAAGAGATAAGCCTGATCCGTGACCGCGTACTTATTCGCCAGGGCGCTGAAGTTCACGGTGGTGTATGTTTCCTCTGTGGACTTCTTGTACCGGAGCGCATAAGCGGCGGTGTTTTTGTTGCCCATGTTGCTGACCGCGGCGGAGAAGGTGACCTGGATGTATTCGCCCTTGTCGTTATCGGTTCCGTCCGCGTCGCAGCGCTTGATGTTCAGCTTCGATACCGTGGGCGCGGTGTATGCCTGGACGCTCATGGTATAACTGGCCGAACCGGTCCGGCCGCGCTGGTCGCGGACGGTAACCTTGACCGGGGAATCTCCGGAGTTCTGCAGGAATCCGGTGGTTGCCTCCGCTCCGGAGTAGCTGGCCCCGTTCGCCTCGATGATGTAAGCGGCAATCGGGGAGCTGTATGCCGTTTTCGCGGTCACTTTCACTTTGATCATCGACAAGCCCTGGACCGGGCTGCCATAAATATCATCCACGCCGGTTACGTCCTCCAAGCTGAGGGAACAGCTGGGCGCTATGGAATTCGGAACTGTGGCCGTGAAACCGCAGGAGGCGGTGCCGACTTTGGTGCTGCCTGCATAGGTGTCGCAGAAAATAGTGCCGGAGCCGATGATGGAATTGGGGAGTAAATTCATCAGATCCAGCGGGATGGTCCACTCGATACCGTTCCCCACTCCGGTGGCAATGGTCCCGGACTGGGAGCCGAACTGGTAACGGAGCGTGTGGGTCAGGCTGCTGGCTTTCCGGTTGGTGTGGATGCTGATCGTGTCGCCGAACGAGCCGACCATCTGGGTGTGCTCCGGCCATGTGATGCAGGAAGGCTGGGAAACGCGGGGAATGTCGTCCAGCGTGCCGCTGCCGGAACCGCCGACGTCGGTGATCCATTTTCCGGAGAAGGTAATGCCGAAATACTGATTGAACGAATAATTAAAGGTTTTCGAGCCGTCGTTATTGTGGGAGACGGTCGTGGTGCCGCTGGCCAGGGTTTTGGTGGAATTGTTGGAAATGCCAACGTTGACGCTGCCGCTGTATTCTCTGCCGTTGACCGTGACCTCCCAGGGGCAGGTCGCGGATGCCTGGATGCGGCCGCTGCTGCCTGCAATCAGTTCCATTTTCCACCGCACGAGGGTGGTGTTGTTGGCGATGGACTGATCTCCGTCATTCACCCACCAGCTGAATTTTACGTCGTCCCAGGAGGTAAAGCTGACTGTTTTGCTTCCGCTCTTAGCCATGTTTATCCCCTCACTTTCATCCAGGATAGGTTGCCGGAGGCTCTGGGCACCGCGGCGAAATTGCCGAACTGAGCGCGTTCGTTTACTTCGATAATGATGTTGCCTGTGTGGAAATCCACGCCGTCCCAATGGCCGAACTGCTGACCGTTCTTCTCGAAGATGATGAGGTCGTTATCCAGGCGCAGGGTCATGGTTCCCTCTCCGGCCTTAATGGCAAGGCCGCCGGTGGTGAACTCGAAATGCTTCGAGATGGTTTCGTTCGTCTGCTGCAGGTCGCCGTTTACATCCTCGATGCGCTGGGTCGCTTCGGTGAAGTGCAGGGTGATGTTATTCGCCATGACCTGCATCTCTGCCTCGACGGTTCTCTGGAATTCCTCAAAGTTGGAAGTCTCCACATAGCGGTCCATAGCCGAGAAGATGATGGCCTCTGCATTCTGGATGGCGGTGGTAACCTGCTCCTGGAAGGACTGCGGCAGCTGAGCGATTTCGTTCTTCTGCTGGTTCAGTTCGATTTGCTGCTGGTCCAGCTTTTCCTGGGTGGCGCTCTGGCTCCCGTGAGCCATTCCGGTCGCGGTTTTGGTGGTGCTGCCCATGGTGATTTCCGTGTCGGCGGGGTTCAGGATATCCGGCTCCAGCTCCATCAGCGGGTAGGTCAGGGAGAATCCGTGCGGGGTGCTGTTCAGCCGGACCAAACGGCCAACATCGAACCGACCGACGTCCTCCACCGGGCCCAGGTCCACCGCCTTGACGGTGATGGTGTGGTCCGTCTTGACGCCTTCGGTACTCAGCAGCGCCAGGGCTTTCGTTTCCAGATTGGTGTCCAGGGTAACGTCTTTCCATTCCACCTTTTTGGTGATCCGGCCGCCGACCGTTTCCTCTGCTGCCTGGCTGTAAATAACCAGGCCCTCCTTCCAGATGCCCGGGCTGAGCTCGCCATCGGAAAGGTTCGCAATGGTCAGGCCGTCTTTGCCGACCGGGAGGATCGCCGTGTATGTTTCCATGGAATCCAGAACCGATACCAGGTCCAGAAGGTTCTTGCCGAACTCCACTTCCTGGGTATTGGTCAGCGGAAGCTCTGCGTAATAGTGGAGGACGGTGGTTTCGCCGCTGTAATCAGCGACCAGGTAGCCTCCAAGGGTTTCCTCTAACTTTTTCCGCACCACTTCCATGGTGGTGAGATAGTCGCTGGAAGCTCTGCTGATATAATTGTTCGGGTCTGCAACGGTTACGGTGCCCAGCTGGATTTGCTGGGCGGGTCCGACCTGGGCGTTGTGCTGATCCAGCAGCCAGCCCAGGAAAAACTGGACCACGTTGCCGCTCTCCGCTGCTGCGGTATACTCCGCATTGTCCTGGAAGTCCACAGGGAAGTCGAACGGGGGGATGTAACTGTCGTTCAGGCACGCCAGCAGACCCTCCGCTTCGATTTCCCGGGAGAGGTCGAACTCCCGGGTATCTTTCCTAATCCGGCCTCGGAAAATGGCGCGGCCGTCAGCCAGCAGCTTGACCGTGCCCTTCATCCGGGTCAGCCGGTCCGCATAAGGGTGATCCGGGCCGATGATGAAGGATACCTCTCCGGCCTCTCCCACCGCCAGGTGAATGTCGGGCTCCCGAAGGACGAGGCTTTCGTCCCGGGGGTCATAAAGGGGATACTGGTCGAAGTAAAGCTGGTACATTAGAGCGAGCCCTCCTGGTAAATGATAGCGACAGCGCCGGTGCTTTCCACGGTCACTTCGGTTGTTCCGCTTTCCAGCTGGAAGTCGAGGAACTTATGAACTCCGGCGGCCAGCTCTCGGGTGGTGCCTCCGAACTGCAGCGTGGTGGGTTCCTGGCAAGTAATCGTGGGGATAGTCGTCTGTCGATCATTCTCCAGGGCGACCGCCTGGGGACCCGTTACCGCCTCGAAGGCCTCATAAGTTGTGGTGTTCACGCCTTCTTCCAGCTGCAAATTGGCGCACATCCGGGTGAACCATTCGTCAACGGTCCAGTTCGCGCGGGTTTTGCCGTTCATGTAATACTGGAAGTAATACAGCGCGGAGTCGCCGGTGGTGAACTGAGCCACGAGGCGGGTGGTTCTTCCGGTTTGGTGCAGGTTGAATATATTCCGCAGGATATTCGGTTTGGAGGTGCTCTCCCAGGGGCCGGTGCCGATATTCAGCACGATTTGGGTCGTGGGCTTGGCGATGGAATCACAAGACAGGACATAAGTCGTGTTCGGCTTCAGAACAATCGGAACGCTGACGTATACCGCATTATTCTGATAGAAATTGCCGGGGTCCTCCAAATATGCCGGGTTGATAAGGTTCTTACCGGAAAACGGAATAAACGCGGCGGTCGGCTTCTGCTTCCGCTTGTACGGCTGGCAGATGGCTTCCACGGTAATCTGCCGGAGCACGCCGTCCACCTTGTGCTTGCTGACGCTCAGGCGGCCCTGGTAATAATAATCCGGGTCCGTGTCCAGCGTGATGTTGCACTTCCTGCCGTTGAGGGCGTTGCTAACCTCCCGGTGCTTGGCATCCCAGCTCTGCCCCGGGTACAGGGCGAAGAGCCAGGTGATTTTCCGGGTGTTATAGGTAACCCGCCCGGCGGGCTGTTCGGTCATGTCCACCGCGCCGTCTGCGCCGGGGATTTCGACCAGGTTTAATTTGGGCTCGGCGGGGTCCACATCCACCTGCTGCTGAATCAGATTCAGATCCCGGTGGCTGTGGATGCCGCCGAAGTCGGTTCCTCTTGCCATGTTTTAAGCCCTCGCTTTCGCGGCCTGAAGCTGGCCGAGTTTCTTGTCCATGGGTTTGGCCAGCGCCTCCACCAACATTCGGATGAATGCTGCGGTGTCGAGGCTCATGCCGGTGCCCGCGATGGCTTCCAGAACTTCCAGGATATCCTGCAGCAGGGCGACGGTCTGGCTGCCGGTGCTGCCGCCCATGGCGTTGTCCATATCCCGCGCGACCGCGCTAATCCACTGCTTGTTCTGGTGCAAAGGCACCACGGCTTCTGCACCGTTACCTTCCAGGAAGCCGACCTGGCCCTTCTCCAGGACTGCGCCTTCTTCCAGATAAGGAATCTTAGGCATGGAGAAGGTGCTGCCGCCCACGCCCGGGACCCAGTCGGGGATCTTCACGCCGCTCAGCTTGCCGATGAAGCTATTCACCAGACCGATGGCTGCATTCAGGGGTGCCTTGATGACTTCCTTGATTCCGTCCCAAACTGCGCCGATGGCATCCAGAAGGCCCTGCCAGGCCTGGGCGAAATTGCCGGTGAAAACGCCGGTAATGAAGTCCAGCATTCCTTCCAGCAGCGGCTTCAGGGTGTTCTTCCAAAGGTTGCCGATGCCGTTAAAGGCTGCGTCAACCACGGGCAGGATGATGTGCTCGAATACCAACTTGAAGGCCGGGGCCAGAACGTTGTTGATAAAATCGCCGACCGCCTGCAGCGCGGGTTTCAGATTATTGTTCCAGATGTTCTGGATATCGGTGAACGCCTGCCGTACAAATTCCTTGATGGCGGGCATTTTTTCCTGAAAATACCCGGCTACGACTCCGACGACCTGCTGAATCAAATTCCAAACCGGGAGGCCGATAGACTGCCAGATGGCCTGGATGAAGGTCATAGCCCCCTGGAAAATGGTCTGTGCCGCGGTCATTACCGTTTGGAAGGTCACGCCGGAAGTGGAGACGCGGTCTATCAGGCCGCCAATCCACCCGGAGAGGGTGGTAATCGCTCCGGTCAAAAGCGGAATCACGAACTCTGCGACGGTGGTAATTATCGGGGTCGCTCGCTCTAAGACTTCGGCAATCAGCAGCTTGCCGGTTGTGACGATGGGCTCCAGCGCGCCGCCGATAGAGGCCATAGCTGCGGCGAGCTTGTCATTGGCCTCATTGGCTGCGATGACTTCGCCGTTAATATCCCGATAGCTTTCAGCGGCTTCGTCATAAAGCCCATTCAGGGTTTCCGTGATGAGGGCTTGCCGCTCCTGCTCCGTGGTGCATTTGTCCAGGCTTTCCTGGAAGGCTTCCTCATTTACGCCCGCCCAATTGAGCGCGTCGGCGAGGCTGCCGGTCAGGGCTCCGGTTTTTGCTGTTTCATTGGCCGCTTCGGTCAGGCCCTCGATGGGGAGGGAATCACCGAAGGTTGCATAAACGCCGGTGCAGATGTCGGTCCATGTGGCCAGTTCTTCCTCTGTGGTTGCCAGCTGCGCGAGGTGGTTTGCCGCCTCGACTGCCTGGCCGCTGTCACCGAGTACGCCGTTCAGCGCGGTGTAAGTTTTCCGGGCCGTTTCCGCGGAGAAGTTCTGGGTTTCGAAGGCCGCTTGCAGCTTGCCCTGCTCCGTCCGATATTCCCGGGTGGATTCGGTCAGGCCGACGATGGCCGTGCCTGCCGCGACTGCTGCGCCGCCCACAGCCAGGGCGAACTTGCCAGCGGTCTTGCCTGCTGCGAGGAGCTTAGAACCGAAGCCCTCAGCGGTTTTGTCTGTTTTCTTAAGGGATTTCTCAGCCGAGTCGGTGTCCACGAATACGGAACCGACCAGCTTGAAAATTTCGAGGGCCATTAAGCGTCGCCTCCCTCCTGGAGCTGCCGCTCGATTTCGTCAACCTCAGCCATGATCTCTGCCGTGGGTCGGCGGTCGATATTGGCTCCGGTGACTCTGTCCTTATAATCCGCAAAGCCGACGTAAACGCCGGTATAGCCCATCAGGGGCAACTGGACCACCCATTGCTGGAAGATGCGCTCATTTCGCGTTTCCTCCCTTGCCTTTTCGATTAGGTCCAGCCCGCGCTCCGCAGGCAATTGCAGAATGAATTCGATGTTGTGGTATCTATGCAGCAGCAGGTCGTAAAGCTCTACTTCATCAACCTGGCTGCAGACTTGAAAAAACGGCCCAGGTTATTCTCTGCGGCCAGCTGCTGCAGATTGTCAATCAGCTGATCCACGGGAAGGTGGTGGACTTCTTCGGGGGTCATTTCAAAGGGGCCCGCCAGGAAAGCGCAGAGCTCCTGCTCGCCGTTTTTTTCGGTGGCAGTATCAAAAAGGCCCCAGATAAGGTCGAAGCCCTTGTCCCATACGTCCTTCACGGAGTCGGCCTCCTGGGCGATGGTTTTGAACTGCTCGCGCAGGCCGAGCTTCTTCATGCAGCGACAAAGGGAAAATACGTCAGCGGTTTCCAGCTTTCTCATTCTGGATTCCTCCTAAAAGTAAAATTTTAGAGCGGCCGCTGGGGCCGCTCTTATTGCATTAACCAGTCGTGGTGACTTCCTTCAGGCCGGGATAGATTTCCGCGACGCGGGTGATCCACTGCAGGGCAGTCAGCTTCAGCTTGGGGCGGCCGGTGTCCTGGGCGATGCGGCCCTCCACGGAGCCGGGGTCGCCATCGGCAGCGATGTCGCGGTATTCGCGCTCCACAACGAAGGAGCCGCCGCCGCGGGTCAGTGCGACGGGCTTTGCGTCGCTGGCGGTCTTGCCGATATAGAAGCGGCCGACGCCCAGGATGATCTCGTCGACGCCTTCTTTCAGGTCATCAGGCAGAGTGATCTTCCAGGGTTCGGTGCGGTCGTCCTTGGCCAGGTTTTCATCGGTATACAGACCTTCGAACTCCAGCTCAGGGGTGGTTTCGTTCTTATCCTCGAACTTCCAGTCAGGGTTGCTGCGGCAGAAGGCCTTCTCCATCTCGATGATGATAGCCTTGCCGCCCTTCGTCTTACCGGCCCACTTAACATAGCGGGTATCGGTTGCGGAGACCTGGCCAGCGCCGGTGTAAACTTTGGGCATGGTTTATTCCTCCTTATAGAGCTGCACCAGGAAGCGCAGCTGGATGTGTTGCAGGGTTTTGTCCGGGTCGTCCAGGGTGTATCTGGAATCCCGGTAAAAGGTGGGGTAGATGGGCGGCCGGGGCAGATTGGTGGCTGCAAAGAGCCGCTCGACCTGGTCGGCGATTTCCTCCACGGCTTTCGGGTCCGGTGCCTGGTCCCAGATATCGACTTCCAGCATGAGGTCGTCCCTGTCCTCCAGAAACGTGATGTCCGTCAGCGTGAAGGTCTTATAGGGGAAGGCGGCAGTGGGAGGCGCGATGCGATAGTAAGTTTCCCCCTGTACGGTCTGCATCTGTTCTCTCACTAGCTTCCGCAAGGCTGCGGTTTTACTCATCAGTCATCGGCACCTCCCTTGTATTCACCCTCGCTGATAAGGCTGAGGGCTCTTGCTTCATCTTCGAGGGCGCTCAGATACTTGCTTTCAATCTCGACGATTTTGGCGATGTTATCGTGAGCGGAATTGCGAAGGATGCCGTGCTTCGGCATCTTGCTGCTGCCCATCTCCTGCTCCACGCCATACCAGGTGGAATGGGTGACGCCGACTTCCAAATGCGGAAGCCCGGCAGCCGCCCAGGGGACCTTGTAACGGAATGTGGAAGTCGCGCCCCGGACGCGTCGGCTCTTTTTCAAGCCGCGCAGCTTCATGGCTTTGCTGTTTGCCGTCCGGGCGATGAACTTGCCAACGTCGCGCATGGCTGCGCGGCTGAGCTCCACTATGGTGTAGCAGGCAAAATCCACATTGCTGGTGTATTCGACGCCGTTGCCCTTGAAACGGACGACCGACTTAGGCACTGCCATGGTGGTTCACCTCCCGATAAACCGTCAGCTCCAATTCCTGCCCGACGCGGTATGTCCGGAGGACCCGGTACAGCTGCGGCTCCGTCTGGCCCTTTGGCGTATATCGGAGCAGCTGCTCACCGTTATAGTCCAGATAATCGGCCAGAACGAGTTTGATCTCCGGTTTGAGTCCGGTGGCGTGTGCCTGATAGAACTCTGTCTGTCCGACGCTGGCCTCCCGGCAGAAAACGTCGCGGGTGGTTTCGGCGGTCACCAGGTCGCCGTAGTCATCGACGGTTTGGGTCTGCTGGATGAGGGTCAGAATCTCATTCATCGGCGGTCGCCTCCCCGTTATACTCCGACGCCATCATCAGGCAGGACTTCAGCGCGTCATAGCGTTTCTGATACTCCGCAGCCTTTCCGGTGTCGTCGGTGTATTCCTTCCGGCAATACAGTTTTACCGCGTTCAGAATGAGCGGGTCGAGGTCCTGCGGTGCATCGGGTTCGGGTGTCCGAACGCCGCAGACCTTTAGGTCCTCAAAGCAGGCGGCGATGGTGTCGCTCAGGTCGTCATCCAGCGCGTTGTGGCTGATCCGGAGATTTGTTTTGATTTTCAGCAGAAGGCTCTGGTCAATTGCCATGCAGCTTTCCTCCTTCCTGATTGATGAAGGGCGGGGCCGTTAAGCCCCGCCCGGGTGATTAAGCGCCGGTGGTGTACTTGACGAAGCCGCCCTTGACGACAACGTCTGCGCCCAGCTCGACATCGCCGCGGATGGTGTCCATCAGCTTGTCGAAGGCGAAGTCCTCAGAAACCTTGATCTCGTAATCGGAGAACAGGTCCAGCTCCAGGGCCTGCAGATTACCATAGAACAGGGTACCTTCGGCCACGTTGCTGTTGATGATGTAGCGAACGGAGACGCCGCCTTCCTTGATGGTGCCGGTGTTGCCGGAGCCGTCGGGGTTGATCTCATAGAGGGCCTTCTTTTCGTTGGTGCCGCGAACGTCGCCGAACTTCAGCAGGTCCTTCTTATTCAGCACCAGGTGAGCGCCGCCGATGACGGACTCATCTCCGCCATAATTCAGGGTCAGGGCGCGCAGGGTGGTTGCGTCGATGGCCTTGCCGGTGACGGTGGTGTTCAGAGCGGAAGCGGCCAGGGCTGCGGTAACGATCTGAGCGGCCTTGCGGCGCAGGGCGATGATGGCCTGCTCGCGGACCTTGGATGCATACTGCAGGTTGGTCTGCTTCTTGGCCTGCTTGGAGATGTAATCCAGGACGGCCACGTCGGTGGGCTTGATGTCCACGAACTTGAAAGCACCCAGGGTGCCGGTTGCGGCTGCTTCGCCTTCGGTCTGCTCTGCTGCAGCAGCTGCGTCTGCATCGACGTAAGCGACGCGGTGGGTGCCCATACCGACACAGTTCACGACCTTGACCAGGTCGATGATGCTGGAGTACTTAGCACCGGGAATGTCGTTGATGCCTGCGGTCACGGTAGGCTGGGCCAGGGTGCCGCTGGAAATCAGCAGGGCGCGGGCCTGGTCGGCTGCGACGGCCATGCGGCTGGTGTTGCGGAAGTCGTCGGCAGCGCGCTGCTCATCGGACTTCTGGGCTGCGGGAGCTGCGCCGGGCATGGGGTTGCCAGCGCCGCGGGCGATGTCGTCGCGCAGCTTCTTGCGGGCTTCGATGGTGTTCTTGATGCCTTCCATCTCAGTCATCAGGTTGCGGGCTTCGGTCTCCAGAGCGGTGAAGGCATCGCCTTCGGCGGAGTCCATCTCGGTATTGATAGCGGCCAGACGGGCCTGGATTTCAGAAATACGATCCATTTTAAATTCCTCCTAAAGTGATGTTGATTTTGGCGCGCAGTTTCCTGCGTCTTTCCTCAAGCTCTGCCTCTCTCCGGGCGATTTCGTCCATCACTCCGTGGGCGAAATCACGAGCGTTGATTTCGGTGTCATCGTTCGCGGGAATACTTACCGCGGAAACGTCATAGATTTTGGGAATCTCCGTGTGGACGATGGTCCTATCTCTGGAGCCTTCCTCCCTCAAGACGTAATACTTGCCGACTTTGAAGCGCCAGCTCATTTTGGTGATCATGCCTGCGTCGATATCTTCGTACAGGCCCCGGGCCAGCTCGGTCTTGTCCAGGTCGGCTGCCATGAACAGGCCGTTCTCGTTTGCTTCGACGACCAGGGTGTCGTTGGTGATCCGGGCGAAAACGCGACCGGCATGGTCGAACTGCATGATGACGTCGCTCATGTCGGTGTTATCGAAGCAGCCGGGTTCAAACCGTTCATAGGTCTTGCCACATTCGCCGTCATCGTAAAGCAGGTAAGTTTCATACCGGGCCGCATAGCCCTCGACATATTTCTTCGTGTCAAACCGCTTTTCGCCTTCGGTGACCGGGGTCAGCGTGATGGCGCGGCACTGGGCCTGGTCTTTGAATTTGATCTTGTCATTCGGGGTCATTTTCTTCACCCTCCTTCGGGGGCTCCGGGTCCGTTGCGGGCTCCGGTTTCTTGGTGGCGTTCAGCTGGTTCTGGGTGGCCGCGAGCTGCTCCTGCAGCTGAGTTACCTGGTCCAGCTGACTGATTTCGGTGTACTCCTTCCGGATATAACGCTTGTCACCGTCCTCTACATGAGGCAGGTGCCAAATGTCCATAACGCCGTTGGTGCTCAGAATGCCTCTATCAAAGAGGCCCTGGCTGACCAGCAGCTTGTCGTTGTTGGTCATGTACTGCAGCCGGTTGGCGCTCCAATGGATAGCGTTCTTCCGGGTGCGCTGGTTGGCACTAAAGGTCATGCAGGTCATGGCCTGGGAAAGCTGCAGGGAGAAGGGCTCGATTTTGCCTTCGTAGTACGCGGACCAATCGTCGCCGGATGCCTGGTTCAGCAGGATCTTCTCATTGCAGCCAAAATAGGTATAGACGCGGCCGTCGATGATTTTCATCTGCTCCGGTTCCACAATCTTTGCGACGGAGTTGATCTGCTGAATGTTGGAGTATGTATTCGGGAAAAGCGCCAGGCCGCCGCTTTCAGGGCCGAGGTTGTCCCGGACCCACTTTTCGCGGTCCTTTGTCAAATCTCCGCCCTTTGCAAAGTTGGCGACCGTGGCCATGAAGCGGAAAGACGCGCTGTTTTTGATGCCCTCCGCGATGCCCTGGTTCTGTGTGCTAATCAGCTGCATCGTGGGGTTCAGCACATCGTTGCTTTCGCCGGTGATGTCGTTCCGGTAAAGGTATTTACTGACCACGCCGACCCGGCTCAGTTCAATGGCTGCCTTCTCTCCGGTGCCGAAGGTGTAAACCACAAAGGGTCCGCCGTTCATTTCCCGGAGCTCCGTCTGATCCGGGGCGGCGGGATAATAACCGATGATGCGGTCCCACTGGTCAAGTACCGGCAGAATGAAGCAGGTGTTCTGGGCTTCGTAAATGGTCGCGACTTTGTAAAGGAACTGAGCCGAAAGCATAAAGGGGTTCGGCTTGCTGTCCAGGATCGCCTGCAGGCCGGTGCTGTCGGGGCCGTTCACATGGGGCTGCAGCTTGCTGCAATGGGTGGCGAAGGTATGGATGCAGGCCCGTGTGAGCTCCATCTCATAGACGCCGCCGTCGTAGGTAGTGAAGACGGGAGTGTAGCCGTCGAGCATCTGGAAAAACGCACCGAGCTCTTTCTTCACTTTGATCTTTCCGAATAGCTTGTCAAATGCGCCCATCCGGGTTCCTCCTATTCTTCGTTGCGTAACTGGTCGCCGATTTGGTCATACCATTTTTGTCTGACCGTCAGCGCGTCTATGACGGCGACAAAGCCGTCGATATGGCACCGCGGGTCGATCTTGACCGGGCGAATCTTGCGGGTTTCTTCATTCTGTTTCATGCCCACATTCAGGAAGTGGGCCTTTAAGACGTTATTGGTGCCGAGCTGCAGCGTCTGATCCCGCAGCAGGCCGTCAACCTCATGGATGACCGGGGTTAGGTTTTCGCCCTGGTAAACGTCGTCCATGTGGAATCCGTATTGCTCCATCTGCTGGACTAGGTACTGCGCGGAGTAGCGGTCATAACCAACCTGGAGCGGGAGGATTTCGTATTCCTCCACTAGCATCCGGAACCACTCGAAGCAGTCATTATAGTCCACAAAGTTTTCGCCGCTGGGCTTTATCAGGCCCATGCTGACGTATAGCCTATACGGGACGCCTTCTCTTTCCTGCAGTTCTTCGATTTTGTTCTCTGGCATGAAGAACTGGCAGAAGGTGTATAGCTTCCCGGCCTTTTCTATGACCACGCAGCAGGCGGTCAGGTCCGTCGTCTGGGACAGGTCTATGCCGCCGACGCAGTAGCTGCTGCGGAAGTCCTCAAGGCTGAGGGCCTCCTGGCTGACCGCATCCACGATGTCGTAGGGAATCCAGGCCTGGGTGCTGCTCTGCTTGATGTTGCAGTATTTGGTCAAAAATTCGGCGCGCTTGCTGAGGTTCAGCCGGGCGATGGCGATTTCCTCTTTGTAATATTCCTCTGAAACGCTGACGTTCAGGTTCGGGTTGCTTTTCTTCAGTTCCTCGATGTCATCCCATTTGGAGATGTCGTCGATCATGTACAAAAGCGGAAGCAGCCGCTTTTCGTCGCTGTTGCCCAGAAGGAATGCGGTGGAGCGCATCATCAGGTCATCGTAAGGGCCATCGTTTTCGTAACCGGCCGTGGTGATGCTCAGGATGAGCGGCTGCAGTCGAGCGCCCAGCGCGGACTTCATGACTTCGTACTGCTTCCGACCTGCGGCAGCGGGCCAGCTTGCGAGCTCGTCGCAGACCGTCAGGTGCGGGTTGAAGCCGTCGCTCTTTTTGGCGTTAAAGGCCAGGGGTTTTGTGCTGCTGTTAGTGCTGGGCATATAGATGTCCGACCGGCGCTTCCGGAGGTACTTCATCAGCGCGGGCTCTTTCAGCACCATCTGGTAAAAGCCGTCATAGACCTTCGCGGCCTGTTCCAGCTTCGGGGCCAGGCAGAATATCTTCGCGCCGTATTCGCCATCGAGGAATTTTACATAAGCGATGATCGCCGAGGCGAATAGGGTTTTGCCGTTCTTTCTGGCAACGACAAGAAAAACCTCGCGGAAGATCCGGAGGCCCTTCTTGTCTACAATTCCAAAAATCGCGGCGACGCAGGCTTTCTGCCAAAGCTCCAGGGTCAGGTGATCCGAGCGGCCTTCGCTATGGCGGCAGAACCGTTCGATAAAATCAATGGCGAGCTGGGTCTTTTCCGCGTCGTAATAGAAGCGCTTTTTGTTCAGCCCCTCTACCAAATACGCGTAAATGAGCAGGACCCATTTACCGGCGACTATTTTGCCCGACTTGATTTGCTTGTAATATTCCCGAATCCAGTTGACGGGTTTAGCCACGTTTTACTTCCTGCGGCCCCTTAAGAAATCCATGAGCTCATCGCCGGTTCCGTCGCCGCCGGTGCCGGTGCTCTCATCTTCGTTCCGCATGGTGGTTACGATTTTCATGAGGGTCTGGACCGTCTGATTCGCTGCGGTGGAGGTCTTGTTATACTCTCCGATTGCCGGGTGCGTATAGACGTTTTTGCGGCCCTTGACATATTCCTTCGTGACCGTGTTACCTTCGGCTCGGATGGTCTTTTCCAGGTCGTTCAGAATTTTAATCTGGACCTGGTATCTCTTGAAGGTGGTTAAAAAGAAGAAGTTCTGCTCGACGCCGTTCTGGGCGGCAATCCGCAGGATTTCTTCCGCCATGGCGTTAAGGTCGACAGAGTTATTCAGCGCCACTCAAAAGCACCGCCCTTTCTCCGGTGGCATCTTCCCACCGTGTAATGATAACGTCCGCATATTTGGGATCGAGTTCCAGGGTGTAGCAGTTCCGGCCGGTTTCCTGGCAGGCCATCAGCGTGGAGCCGCTGCCGCCGAAGAAGTCGATTACATTGTCGCCGCGCTTGCTGCTGTTCTGGATGAGCTTAGCGCAAAGGGCGACGGGTTTCATGGTCGGGTGCAGGGCGCTCCGGGTCGGGCGCTTCTCCCGAATGACGGAGCTGTAAATGGCCTCCATCTTTGCCAGCAGGAAAGTGGAAAGCTGCACCAGTTCCTCCCGGGTCATGCTCTCCGGGTCGGTGGTGTTCTCGAAGACGGTTGTCTGGCAGCGGTCGTTCACAAAGTAATGACCTGCGCCTTCCTTCCATCCATAAAGGCAGGGCTCATGCCGCCACTGGTAATCCTGGCGGCCCAGCGTCATGCTGTTCTTCACCCAGATAAGGGTCTGCCGCAGCTGGCCTCCCGCCGCCTGCAGCGCGCCTCTGAAATTGAGGCCCTCGCTGTCCGTGTGGAAAATGTAGAAGCTGCCGCCCGGCTTCAGGCTCCGGAGCATCTGCTCGTAAAAGTCCCGCAGGAAATCGAAGAACTCATGATCCTCCATGCTGTCATTCATAATGACAAGGCCATCTGTCCTGCGGTGCCGCTTCCGGGCTTCGTTGGTGTTGTAATCCTTCTGGCCCAGGGCGACGTTGTAAGGGGGATCGGTGACGCAGAGGTCCATTGCCACGCCGCCGGTGAGCTTGTCCACGTCGGCTGCGCTGGTACTGTCGCCGACCAGCAGGCGGTGGTTGCCCAGCTTCCAAAGCTGGCCGAGTTTGGCGCGGGGTTCCTTTGCTGCGGCTGCTGCGACCATTTCTTCCTGGGCGCTTTCGCCGTCATCAAAGCTGAAGTCCGAGTCAATCTCGAAATCCATATCAAAACCGAAGAAGCCCATGTCGATGCCTTCGATGGTCCGGAGCTCCTGCTCCAGAATATCCAGGTCGAATCCGGTATTCATGGTCAGCTGATTGTGAACGTGGATGTATGCACGTTTCTGGTCGTCTGTCAAGCCCTCCAGGGGGATGCAGTCGACTTCGGTTTCGCCCATGGCCTGCAATGCCAGCAGGCGGCCGTGGCCCTCGATGATCATGTCGTGTTCGTCGATGGCGATGGGGTCATTAAACCCGAACTGCCGGATGGACTCGATGATCTGTTCCACCTGCTGCGGGGTGTGAATCTTGGCATTATTTTCGTAAGGTTTCAATTCTGAAATCTTGCGTTTTACGATTTTCACGGGAGTTTCTTCCCCTTTCCAAAAACATTACGCGAAATTCAGGGAGGGTAATTTTGGGGTCCGCCCCCTTCGGTCCCGGT